TATTATATTCGCAATAATGAATTGCAATCAGTTGTTCAAATGCGCTCAAACGATGTAATATTTGGATATAAAAATGACTATGCATGGCAAAGATATGTAATGAAAAAGTTAGCTGATGAACTGGGCATTGAAGCTGGATTTATGCATTGGCAAGTTCAAAATTTACATCTTTATGAAAAGCATTTTCATTTAGTCGATAAAGTATAATAAATACATTACAAAGGGGCCTAGTAGACAATGACAAAATGGGATTTACGATATCTTAATTTAGCTAAACAAGTTTCTGAATGGTCAAAAGATCCTTCTAGTAAAATTGGTGCTGTAGCTATAGGAGATAAAGGTCAAGTGCTTGCTCAAGGATATAATGGATTTCCTCGAGGAATAGACGATAGCGACGATAGGTATAATGATCGTCCTACTAAATACAAATACATTGTTCATGCTGAAATGAACTGTATATACAATGCAGGATTTAATGGGGTATCTTTAAGAGATTCCTCATTATACGTATGGGGCCTTCCAGTATGTTCTGAATGCTCTAAAGGTATTGTACAAGTAGGAATAAAAAGAATATGTATGCCAGAACAAGAAATACCTAACACGTGGACTGCGAGTTGGGATCTATCAATGAGTATTTTCAACGAAGCAGGTGTTACTTATGAATTCATACGAACGTCAGGAAAAGAAGTCTAGCTTAACATATTCAGAAAAAGCTGGTTTAAACATTTATATTAATAGATTGAAATCAGTAAATGATCCATCTGAAACTCAAACAACTGTTCTTAAAGAATTGGAAGAACGAATAAAAGAAATAGATGCTGTAATAAAGCGATCTAATGCACACTTACCTTAATGTCTAATTTAGATTTTTTATCATTTAAAGAAAAAGCACGAATGTTTTGGCTCGTTAAAGGCCACATAAATACTAGTAAAGATACAATCGAAGCTTCTGCTAATGGCTACTTTAAAAGATTGTGGTATGATGAATCAGGATGTATGGAAACATATGGAGAAAGATTCGAAGAAGAATATAGTAAACGTTTTGAAAAATAAAGGTTTACTTTCTCCCATATATATGGTATAATCTATATAATAAAAACAACTCAGAGAAAAATAATGAAAACAGTAATTGTACTAGGACGCGGTACTGAAGGTTGCGGTGTTACGCAATGCGCTATTCAGATGCAGAAAGTAACTAATGCAACTATCTTATCTGCAAACGATAAAAAATGGGGTAGAGCAAAAGGTCTTGAAATTGAACAAATAGAATTAAGTATGGGTAAAGAATGGGATAACATGGCTGCGGTTGTGAATGAATTCGATCTTTGCGTTGTATATTCAGTTCCATCAAAAGGTCATCCTCAAGATTGTCAAGATAACTTCCTTAAGTTTCTTGATGCTATTAATATACGTAAAGCATTTATTAACGTAGATCATAAAGCAGCATCAATTGCACGCAATGCTAACTTAAAAGAAGTATGCGAAAAGATGGATGTCATTATGACACATAGTCTTGAAAATGACTTTTGCAAATTCATGAATAAAAACGATATAAAAACGCCTCTTGTTAAAATGTCTCTAGGCTTTGACTATGATGGCCATCGCCAAAAGTACTGGCGCCCAATAGCAGAACAGCAAGACAACATGGTACGTTGGATTGGTAGAACTGCCATGTGGAAAGGTCCATCTATTATGATAGACTTTCACCAAGATGCGCTTATGTCTCAAGGCTTTATTACTGTTCTTGAAGGACTTGAAGCTTCTATTCAATATCCTTTAGTATTATACCGTGATAATAAAGAAGATAAACCTATTGATCGTCGTAAAGTAGTTAATTATTTTCGACAAGAAAAAGATCATGATGCTCACTTATCTAAATTTAATAGTGATCAATATGGTAAAGAACAAATAAATGAAGGTGCATATTTGTATCCTCAATATACTAACACTGAATGCATGGATAGATTATCTAAATCTGCATTTGGTTCTGACTTGTACTTTTTAAAAGCAGAACACTATGGAAATAATATTGAAAATTGTCATGCTGAAATTGTAGCATCTGGTTCAGTTCCTATTTTCCATAAACACTTTTGTGATAATGTTATACATAAAGTACAAGGCAAACCAATAAGTCAATGCTTAAATAGCGGCACTCTAGGCGTTGATATGACTAATTTCGAAGAGTGCAGCACAACCATGATCAAACTAAAAAATGATCCATCTATGAGAGATGATTGGCGGGAAATGGCTTTTGAATTTTGGAAGCAACATTCAGACGGTGTCGATGTTGTTAACGAAATTATGGAATTAGCTACTTCTACAACAGAAAACCAACCACGAGGACTAGAGGAGTTTTTCGGATGAAAATATTCATTACTGGAATTGCTGGCATGATTGGCATGCATGCAGCTAAGCAATTAAAATTTAATGGCCATGAAGTTACAGGTATTGATAACTTTAATAATTACTATGATGTAGCATTAAAACAAGATAGAGCAGACATCTTACAAAAAGGATGGGGTATACAATCTAGGTATGCAGAGCTACTAGACAGTGCTACATGGAGTCATATGTTAGAAGATGTTGATGTTGTTTTGCATCTTGCTGCATACGCTAATCCACGCCATGCTATGGATGAACCACAACTTTACATTGACACAAATATTACTGGCACGCAAAGACTCATTGAGGAATGCGAAAAACGTGGAGTCGATAATGTAGTATATGCTTCAAGTTCATGTGTAATGCATGGGCAACAACTTCCATGGAACGAGCATGATTTACCACATCATCAAAACAATCCATATGGTTGGTCTAAACGAGCAAATGAATGTCAATTTATGCATTCAAAAATTGCTAATTCAGCCGGTCTTCGTTTCTTTACTGTATATGGTCCTTACGGTCGACCTGATATGGCTCTGTTTAAATTTACAGATGCTATTGTAAAAGGTGAGCCAATTGATTTGTATAATAACGGAAATATGGTGCGTGATTTTACATATGTTGATGATATTGTTAATGGTATTGAATTAGTAATTAAAGATACTGAAAAACGAACTGAATCATCTTCTGAAATATTTAATATTGGATGTGGCAAAAAGGTTCAACTATTTGATTTTGTAGAACACATTGAACATAATTTAGATCGTAAAGCTATACGAAATCTAGTTCCTGCACATCCTGCAGACACGCCCGCGACGTGGGCAGATACGACTAAAATTGAAAAGCTAGGATATAAATCAACTACACCAATTGATGTTGGTGTACAGAAATTTATTGAATGGTACAAAACATATTATGGAGTTAATTAATGAAAGTATTAATAGTTGGCCACGGATTTGTTGGTAAAGCTGTAGATTATGGATTTAATAATCATAGCTGCGAAAAAATAATTGCTGATCCTCTTTATGGAACAAGCTTAGATGAAATAAACGATTTAAACGTAGATGTTTCATTTGTTTGTGTTCCTACACCAATGGGAAATGAAGGAGAAATTGATGCTAGTATTGTTATTAATACAGTTGAAAGTTTACAGCATCGTAGATCAGGCATAATTGTTATTAAGTCTACAGTAACACCAGATATTGTTGAACAATTATCTTCAGGACCTTTGGGTCAACGAGTAGTTTACAATCCTGAATTCTTAACTGAAGCAAATGCAAATGAAGATTTTGTAAATCCAAAAATGCATATCTTTGGTGGAGATTATGATATGACTAAAAAACTTGAAAAGCTATATGAAAGATATAGTTTATGTAAGCCTTGTCCAATTCACCATATGACTGCGCCTGAAGCCGCCTTTGTTAAATACGGTATAAATACTTTTTTAGCAACCAAAGTTCTTTTCTTTAATCAATTCTTTGATGTAGTCTCAGAGTTTGGATCTAATTACGGTGCAATTGTTGGCGCAATTGGTACAGAATCTAGAGTAAGCGATTCTCATATGAGAGTTCCAGGATTTGATAATAAGCGAGGTTTTGGCGGAGCATGTTTTCCTAAAGATACATCTGCTTTTGCTAACTTTGCTCGAAATCAAAACAAACATTTTACTTTACTCGAAGAAGCAATTACTTCAAACAATGACTATCGAAAAGATTATGAAAAAGACTCACGTGAAATGGAGCAAAACGTAAACTATGACTAATTATGCAAGTATAGTTCCACTCATTGGCGGAGAAACAATAGCAATGCAAAATGTATTTGGGAAAGAACCTGAATACATTTTATCTTATTCTGGATTTACAGCAAATGATAATCAACTCAATTCTTATTATGGGAATCGTATTCCTTATGTACTACTTGACGAAGGCGGGAGGGCTCCTTCTAAAGTCGATATTGTTAACAGTGTATGCCCTTGTGCTGGGCTCTCTAGTTTATCTGTTAGTTCTAGTGCTGATAATCAACATAACGATTGGATGGTCGAATCTTCCAAGTACGTCATCGAATCAGTACAACCCAAAGTTTTATGGGGAGAAAATGCTCCTCGATTGGCATCAAAGATGGGTGAACCAATCGTTAACAAACTCAGAAAAATAGCAAAAGATAATGGATACACTTTTAGTCTATATAAAACAAAATCAAAACTACATGGTTTATCTCAAATAAGAGATAGAGCATTCTTTTTCTTTTGGAAAGGTAATGCTGTTCCAGTCTTTGATTATTATAATAGACCATATACTCGAATTGAAGATCAAATACGTTCTTCAGCATCGAATACAGATGATCCAATGCAATCTATTATTGTAAGGAATGATAAACCTACAGACAATCCTTTTTATCAATATGTACTCGAAGAAATGTACGGAGGAATCTCGCATGCAGATTTCTTTAAACGTATTGATAAAACAACTAATGTATTACATCATTTTGAAAATGAAGGACACAAATATAATAAAATGTCTGAGTGGATGACATCTATGAAATACGATAAGCATGCTGAAAAATGTATGAGAATGTATGCAAAACTAAAATCTGGCGGTAACATTATGAGAAAAACAACAGAGATTCCAAAGGATTATATTGGAGCATTTGTTGGACACATGCCTCATATGCTTACACACCCAGATGCAGATCGATATTTGACAGTTAGAGAATGTCTAGATATTATGAAAATGCCAAAGGATTTTGAGTTAATAGATCCTATTAAGAACTTAAATATGATATGTCAAAATGTTCCAGTTACAACTGCACAAGATATGGCAAGTAATGTAAAGAATTTTGTTGATGATAATATTGAATTAGTAGACACTGATTT